TCAAATCCTGCCTCCGCAACCACTAGTATGTACGCCGATATTTACGGTAAAACTGCCGTCGATATTGGCGTATATCTTTGTTATGTGGGCTTTAATCACACGCGCCATGTTCCCATCCGAATAGTCGTGAACCGAATCGTTAAATAGCATCTCAATTGCTTTTGGGTCAATAGTCGTGCGTTTTTGGCTGTGTGCCGCTATAATATCTTCAAGCTCGCTTTTCCTTACACGGAGACGGTTCACTTCTTCCTCCAGCTCCGGAATTACCATACCGGATAAAAGCGCGTTGACGCCATTTTTAATTTTGTTGTTGATTTCTGCCAGTTCTGATTTTTCTGCCGACAAATCAGGGCTGGCATTATTTATTTGGTCTGCGATTAGTTTAGCCTCCGACGAAAAATCGGTGTTGAGAAGGTAGACTTTAAGCTGCTGGGATACAAACATTTCCAGTTCGTCAGCATTGATGTTTTTTGCATCGCAGTTATGGGTGCGGTATTTATTGCCACAAACATAATACCGGCTCTGGTAGCCTTTTTTATTTGTGCTGGTATGCCCGACATAAGTAGCTCCACACTTTGCGCATTCAATCAGGCCGGACAAAAGATAAGTTCTTTTTGCCTTGGCAGACGCTCTTCTTTTGTTGTCGCACATTCTTTTTTGCACCCTTTCCCATGTCTTTATATCAATAATTTTCGGGATGATTCCCTCAATTCGTACGCAGTCCGGGTTTAAAGCTCCACCGGCCCATTTACGCATTAGCTTGACTTTCCTCTTATTCCAAGTGTAAACACCGATGTACCGCTCATTTTTTAATATGGAATTCAGGCTGTTTTTACCTAAGGGCTGACCGCGCTTTCCACGAAAGTCCTTTAGCTGGTTTATTATGTAGTTATAGCTCTTTCCGTCGGCATACATGGAGAAAATACGCCGGACGGCCTCGGCTTCTCTTGGATTTATCACATACTGCTGGTCAACTACATCATAGCCAAGCGGGGGAATCCCGCCTAAAAACACGCCCTGTTTTGCACGGACAGCTACACCGTCAATTGATTTTTTACGCGCATCAAGGACCTGGTGCTGTCCGAGCGCTGCCGTCACAAACTCCACTAAAAAGCTATTGGGGTCTACGATATCTCCGAGCTGCTGTGTCGCGGAAATGACCTTGATGCCGAGCGCTGCCATTTCCTTGCGAAAGGCGAACCAATCCCCTATATCACGGCTACAGCGTGATATATCATAGATTACCACTGCGTCAAACTCTTTTCTATGTGCTGCAGCAATAAGATTTTGGAACCCCGGGCGTTCCGTGTTTGTACCTGACATCGCCTCGTCCGTATACACAGCGCATATATCCATATCATTGGTGAGGCAATACTCTCGTATTTTTTCAAGCTGATAAGCTATGGAGTTTTCCGTTTGCAATTCGGTGCTGTACCTGCCGTACGCAGCAGCCCGCAGTCTTGTTATGATATCCATATTGTAACCTCCTAATTTCAATCCATGCCCCGTGTGGGGAGCGACAGCCAGAATAATGCCGAGCATCTGCTTTTTTTCCATTTCAATCCACACTCCCGCGTGGGGGCGGCCGGGCAAAACGAAGCCCTGTTGATTTAACAGGGCTGAGATGGTACAATATGGTTGCGGTTCATATCGTGCCGTATAGCCCTGCTATGCGGTTGCCCGCCCTTTCCTGCGCCAACAGGGGAGGGCGGGCTTTTGTTTTTAGTTTAGACTGCGCCTTCTACAATTTTGATGTGCCTCTCCAGCTCTTCAAGCTCGTAACCTGCTATAAGCTCGGAGAGCGTGTCCGGCGTGTGGCCGTTGCTGTAGTAGTGGTCGAAGCATTCATAGTATTTGCGGCGGTCTGCAAACTTAATATTGACCGGTAGCAACCCTGCTTTCATCAGCTCAAGGTTGAGAATCAGCCTACCCGTCCTGCCGTTCCCGTCAATAAACGGATGGATGCCCTCAAAGCGTAAATGGAACTCCGCAGCGGCTTCTATCGTGTGCATATTCCGCTTCATTTCCTCATAATCCCTTAAAAGCGCTTCTATTTGGACAGGAACCAGATAGGGCTGCGGGGGTGTATGCGCCGCACCCAAGATTGTGACCGGAACGCTGCGGTAGACACCCCTGTTATTCGCATCGTTCATCAGGACTAGCGAATGGATTTCTTTAATAACACGCTCCGTAAGCTCCGTATTGGCGTCTGCTAGGGCTATCACATACTCAAACGCGTCTTTATGCCCGATGGCCTCTAAATGCTCCCTTAGAGGCTTTTCGGCGATTGTAATGCCTTCCTGTAGGATGAGTGCTGTTTCCCGCAGGGTTAAGGTATTGCCCTCGATGGCGTTGGAATTGTATGTGTTTTCTATTATAAACTCATCCCGGAGCCGCTTTAATTCGGTTTCATTGAGCGGCCGCAGGCTTTTAAGTTTATTTCTCAGCTCATCTATCTTTGTATAGTTCATCGTTTGTTCCTTCCTGTGTTTTTATAACTTATCGGCACCCCTTTAGTTTCCCATCGCTCCCGGGGAAACAATTTCCATAAATTAGTAAAACGATACCAAACATCACAGATTTGATACCAAACTTACCAGACCACTTTTATTTTTAATTCAAGAGTGCTATATTTTAGTCAATAAAAGAAGACAAAAATCTAATTTTCTGATTAGAATTCTGGCAAAAAATGGAAACTACTATATTTGCTATGCGATTTATACAAACCAATATAAAATTTGTGTAATTCTGTTGTATTTACACACTTTTAAGCGTTTAGTTAGTAAAAGCAATAAGGAGGGGTAGTAATATTTTACTGTGCCACAAAGCGGACAGCAGCACAAAGGCGCATCAACACTGTAGAACACATGTTTAAAGACAGAAGGATTAGATGGAGGTAATTTAGAGTGGACGTTAAGAAAACCAACAAAACTTATAAGGAAACTCAATTTAGGAAACTTATTCGAGAATTAACTTACAAGGATTTTCTTCTTGTTGAAAAGTTCATTCATCAGAGTTCTTCTGTTGTTGAGCCAAATAATTTACATAATCAATAAGTTTATCATATTGAATGTCATCAAAATTAGAAACTATTTTGGCGAGTTCGCCTATACGTTTGTCAAAATCGTCATCGTTTAATGCATCCACTTCGGTTGAACACTTATCGTCTAAAAGAAAAGTAGCTGGAACTCCTAAAACCGCTGCATATTGTTGTGCAACAGTGATTTTAGGAGTTCTTTTACCATTTTCGTATCGGCTAAGTACTTGCTTAGATGTTTTTAATAAATCGGCCATAGCTTCTTGTGTAAGACCGCGCTCTTTCCTTATATGCTTTAACTTATCTCCGAATGTCATAAAATCACCTCATTCTACACGCTTATTAAAACACATTAAGTCACCGAATGCAATACAATTTTATTTTTTTTATAAAAATTGTAACCAAACGGTTGACACGCGATTTATTCTATGCTATTATTTGCTTGTAACCAAACGAGCAATAAAAGGAGGTGCACAAATTGAAGAATAAAGAACTTCGGAGCCTAATTTTTAGAGAGTATGATAGTGAAGCCGCTTTTGCAAGAGCATTAGGATGGAGTAGACAGAAAGTTAATAAAATGACGAATGGTGTTTATGAACCTAATGTGCAAGAAATAAACGATATGGCAGTTGCATTGAAAACAAATGTCGAAAAAATTATACAAATTTTTTTAAACTTTAAGTCACCAAACGAGCAACGAAATTCGGCATAAAAAGCGGCTCCTCTCAGTGAGGGACCGCCAAAGCATGATAAATCAGCATAAAGACACAACCGCTTATAGGCTATTAAGTTTTTCCACTCTTTCCAAATCGAAACCGTTACGCATAGCAATTTCATATATTTCAAGATACTTTTTGGATTTTAAATTTTTCATTCGCCGATATCCTCCAAAAGATTTTGGTGCTATTTGTGGGTGGTATTCTCGCAGATAATCATAGCTCTCTTTATCCTGCTGGGAAATAGCTTCATCTAACTTGATTTGGTTATATTCAGCGCGTTCCGCGTCGCTGCGGGTGTCTTCAAACGGCTGCATGCTATTGCGGGAAAGCTCAGATAGCTCCTTGCGGGAGAATACCGATGCCGGCAGGATGGAAAAAGAGTGCCGGCAATTTTGATGAATTGCTTCACGACCGTGGGACAGTGCCGTTTCATACAGCAAAGGAAATTGCAACCCTTCGCCGTTTGGTCCTTTGTATTTGCCGTTGGCCGCCTCGCGTGTCAGGGCGTATACGCGCCCCTGATACTGCGCGCAGACCTCGCAGGTGGGATGGTGTGTGGTGCAGCGCACAAGGTCATAGCCCCACGATTTCCCTTGGTTTAACCGTTTTTCATTTGAAGTCTCTACAAGGGTTTTTGCAAACAAAGCTTCGATTTTTGTCTGTTCTTTTCGCGCTAAACCAAATTGACTGTCTTTTTTAAGATACTCAACAAGGCGCATGTAATCTTTTTTTGAGTATTGTATTTTTGACTGTGACATAAATTCATTTGCTTTTCTAAGGCACGCAATTGCTAAATCCATACGATTATTGCGTTTGTGTTCGGTCGCTTTGCGCTGGAGCTTATATTGTACGGTGTAATAATCAGACCCAAGCTCACCTTGAAAAGTTGTTTTTGTAACAGGAATAGAATTAATCCCTTCGATTGTCTCCAAATCAAGTGTGGGTTCGCTGTGCTGCGCATGTTCCACCTCTAATTTTTGATTACATAGGTCGATGCTCTTCTGTATCCCGCAGGTATATTCACTATAAGATGGGCGCAAAGTTATATCCCCAGATTTGCAATAGGGTTTAAGCGTAGTACAAAGCGCTAGCGCCCGTGTAAACAATTCGCGCGCTTCAAGATATGAGTCACTGTTATCCGCTTTTTCGACCAAGGAGTTGATTTTTTCAGCAAGTGCAAAAATTTTCTTTTGTTCTTGTTCATCCATAAAATCACCGCCTTATTTAATTATTTTATCGTATTAGCTTTAATAAGGCAATTATTTATCGGAAATTTGTAGAAAAGGAGCTGAGGTTTTGGAACGCGAACAAACAACAATCCGCCTGAGCAGGGGGGAGGAAGCTACTCATCTTGGTGAGATTTCATAGCTTCTATAATAATTGTGTTTCCTTCCTTATCGTAGGTCAAAATGTCGGGGCAATCTGTACGTCCTACGAGATAGTCCAACGATACGTTGAAATAGTCAGCTAGTATGTAAATGACTTCCAGAGAAGTCGCTCGTTGGCCAGATTCTATCATGCTGATTGCTGATTTGCCGATGTTGAGCTGTGTGGATAAAGTACGTTGAGGTATTTTTGCTTCACTTCTTAAGGTACGAAGTCGCTGGCCTAATAATTTTTTATCAAACATTAAAATTTCCCCCTTGACAGTTCACTTTAAGTGTACTATACTGAGGACAGTTCACTGAAAGTGAACAAATCAAGAGAAAGGAGGAGGAATGAAGCTCATGCTAAGACAAGAACGAGAGGCCAGACATTGGACCTTAGAATTTGTTGCACGTCAAATCGGAATAACAAAAGCCACGGTTCAAATGCTGGAAACCGGACAAAGGAAACCTTCTTATAACGTTCTTGTCAAACTCTTAGATTTGTTTGAATACAGTGATCCCCGTAAATTGTTCGGCGCGGCAACGCCGGAATGCGAAAAAAAGCCTGACGGCAATCAGGCTGAATGAGTACAACCAAAGCATACCACGCCCAACGCTTGAAGGTCAAGCAATAAATCAGCATGGGGGGTAGGGTATACCCTTTGCGGTTAAAGATGTGCGGAGAAGCTTTGTAGAGCCGAGGATGACTACCCTTTGTGGTTACAGGTGCCGGGCAAAGCTGGGGTGCCCCACCCTTTGCGGTTAAGTATGCAGGCCAACCTAATTGAAAGGAGATGAAAACATGCCAAAAGAGGCTCCGAAAATAAAAGTGAATTTCGTACCGGCAGAACCGTGGGATTTAGACGATGTGTGCTTTTGTTTTTTCGGGATGAACGCCGATGCGCTTGTAAGAGACATTGCACGCAATAAAGATGGGAAATACGATAGGGTCTTTGCCTATCCCACAAACAAGGAGGTGAACCACAATGAATAAGACAAAAACAATAGCGTCCGGTTGCTGGTACGCTGCCAGGCACAGGGCAATTCCGTATATCGGAAAACATGCCTTTGCGCTGCTGACCTTCCTGTATTTCTTTTTTATCCTCGGGGTAGGCGGCGGGGTGGACGCTTGGCTGCTGGACGACCCAAAAGCTGTATTCATGATACTTCTCGGCACCGGGGTATGGATTGCGAGCTTGGCGATTGTAATGATAATCAAAGGCTTTTGGGCCATGCACACAGAAAAAGCCGCCCACGGCGTTGGTAGCACCGAAGGCGGCAAAGAAAAAACATCTTAATTAGAGTATAGGCAAACCGGAAAGGTTTGTCAAGACGAAAGGAAGAAAATTACTATGTCAGAACTTACAATCAAAATTGAAGCCCCTGAGCTGTCGGCGGCAATCCAGCAGCTTGCGGAGGCGTTGAAGCCTCGCAAGACAGCAGAACAGGGGGGCCAGAATCCTAAACCAATTGCCCCCGCCGCGGCACCTGCAATGCCCGTTCCTGCACCGCCAACACAAGTTTCAGCGCCCGCGGTTCCGGTTTCAGCACCTGCGGCAGCTACGCCCGCGGTCAGGCCCGCAACGCCGATTCCCGCAGCAATGACTGCGCCGGTTGCGCAGACCGTTGCACCGGCGGCCCCTGTTTCACCCCCCGCGCCTATGCCTGCTGCCCCGTCTGCGCCCGTTGCACCCACGTCAGCGCCGCAGTATACATTCGATATGTTGTTCAGCGCGACCGCCCAGCTGATGAACCAGGGCAAGGGCGCGCAGCTGCAGCAGCTGCTGACAAAATACGGCGTCCAAAGGCTGCCTGACCTTCCCCGTGAGCAGTACGGCGCGTTTGCAACGGATTTACGCGCGCTGGGGGTGAGGATTTAATGGCGGCGCCTGAAACACACGCGGTCTTGTCCGCGTCCAGCGCACAGAGATGGCTGCATTGCCCGGGATCCGTGGCGCTGACGAAGGATATGCCCGATACAACAAGCGAATACGCGGAGGAAGGCAGGCTTGCACACGCAATTGCCGAACTCAAGCTCCGTAAAAAATTTGTGGAGCCGATGAGCCCCCGTACATACAACACCCGGCATAATAAGCTTGCGCGCGACCCGCACTACAAGGCAGAGATGGAGAGCTGTACCGACGAATACGTCGACTACATCACCGATATTGCAAATGCACTGCCCAGTATCCCGTTTGTGACCGTCGAGCACCGGGTCGATTTTTCGGAGTTTGTGCCGGACGGGTTCGGCACTGCGGACTGCATCTTAATCCACGGTAGCGACCTGTTTGTCAACGACTACAAGCACGGCAAGGGTGTGCCGGTTGATGCGGACAATAACCCGCAGATGATGCTTTACGCGCTCGGCGCGGTCATGGAATATCGGATGCTCTGCGATATCCAAACTGTCCATATGTCAATCATTCAGCCGCGTGCAGGCGGCATTAAGGAATGCACCATCAGCCGGGATACGCTGATGGACTGGGCGGCGTTCACCGTACGTCCGGCGGCGGAGAAAGCCGCGGACCCTGATTGCGATGAATACCACAGCGGCGAATGGTGCCGCTTCTGCAAGGCGCGCGCAACCTGCCGGGAGAACAGCAATATTGTTTCAGCCGTTGAGGATTTCGGCGGCAAGCTGCCGCCTTTGCTCTCCGACACGGAGGTCGCGCAGGTGTTAAAGCGGATAGACCCGCTGCTAAAATACGCGGACGCCGTCAAGGCTTACGCACAGGATAAGCTGATGGAGGGTGGAGAAATCCCCGGCTGGAAGCTTGTGGAAGGCCGCGGGTCCCGTGCCTGGGATGACCAGGCCGCCGCGTTTGAAGCGCTCAAGGCCGCAGGAATCGATGAAGCGCTGCTTTATGAACGCAAGCCCCTTACCGCGCCGGCACTCGAGAAATCGCTCGGCAAGAAAACATTCGAGGAAGTGGCATCAGCACATGTCGTCAAGCAGCCGGGGAAACCGGCGCTTGCGCCTGTTACAGACCCACGGGAAGCATACAGCCCGCGCGCTACAGCCGCGGAAGATTTTAAATAGTAAAAGGAGTTAACCATTATGTCAAATAACAATCCCGCACATGTCGTGCTCAATAACGTCCGTTTATCTTATATTCATCTGAACGAAGCCTACGCGCAGCAGCCGGGACAGGACCCGAAGTTCAGCGCTGTCATCCTTGTACCGAAAGCAGACCCCGGCAACAAAGCGAAAATTGACGCCGCCATCCAGGCAGCCGCACAGCGCGGCCGTGAGAAGTTCGGCCAGGCGTTCCCCGCACAGCCGAAAATCAGCGTGCACGACGGCGACGGCGGCCGGCCATCTGACGGGCAGCCGTTCGGGGAACAATGCCGCGACTGCTGGGTGTTTACCGCCAGCAGCAAGCAGCGCCCGAACGTGGTGGATTTAAACCTCCAGCCCATCCTTAATGCAACGGAGATTTACAGCGGTATGTACGCAAATGTAGGCGTTACCTTCTTCGCATACAACGCGCCGCAGAACAAGGGCATCGGCGTCGGTCTTGAAAATGTCCAGAAGGTTGCCGATGGGGAACCGCTCGGCGGCGGCCGCGCTGCTGTGGAAGACGATTTCCAGGCGGTAGCTCCTGCAATACCCGCACAGCCGTATGGTTCGGTGGCGGACATACCCGCAACACCTGTTTACCCACAGCCTGACCCGGCATACTACCCGCCCGCTCCTGCATATCCGCAGCAGCCCCAGCAATATTGACCATTCATGCGGGAGCTTTCACAGCTCCCGCACTTCCCATAGGAGACGATAACCATGCATCATCTCAGTATCGACATAGAAACATATAGCAGTGTCCCGATTGTAAAAGCAGGGCTGTACAAGTACGCGCAGTCTGCTGATTTCGAGATGCTGCTGTTTGCATATAGCCTTGACGGCGCGCCCGTACAGGTCGTCGACTTTACGGCGGGGGAACAAATTCCGCTGAATATATACAATTTAATGTTCGACCCGAATTGTATAAAGCACGCGTACAATGCAGCTTTCGAATGGTACTGTTTAAGCTGCAATATGCAACTGAGCATTGACTGCCGCAGCAACTGGCTCCTCCAGTGGCGCGATACGATGCTGCATGCACTGTATTGCGGGTATCCCGCAAGCCTTGACGCAGCCGGCAAGGCGCTCGGTCTGCCGGAGGATAAACGCAAGCTGCAGGCCGGCAGGGCCTTAATCAAGACATTCTGCACACCCAGGACGCCAACGGACCGCGACCAACGCACGCGCATCCGTCCGTCAGACGAACCGGAAAAATGGGCGCTGTTCAAGGAGTACAACCGGCAGGATGTTATTACAGAAATGGAGATAGGACGCAGGCTAGCTGATTTTCCTGTCCCAGACGAGATACAGGCACAGTGGATGCAGGACCAGACAATCAACGCCCGCGGCGTTGCCCTAGATATGGACCTGGTCCGCGGCGCGCTTGACTGCAGCGCCAGGGTTACGCAGCAGCTGACAGAAGAAGCTGCGCAGATATCGGGGCTTGAAAACCCGAACAGCCCCGCGCAGATAACCGCATGGCTGAAACAGCGCGGTGTTGACACTGAAACCCTGCGCAAGGAAGACGTGGCCGATTTACTGGAATCGGATATGTTAGACAGCGACGCACGGCGGCTACTGGAAATCCGGCAGGAGCTCAGCCGCACCAGCACAAAGAAATACAACGCTATGGAAATGGCAGTGGGCGATGACAGCCGCATCCGTGGGACCCTGCAGTTTTACGGGGCCAACCGGACCGGGCGGTGGGCAGGCAGGCTCCTGCAGGTGCAGAACCTGCCGAGGACATACCTGTACGGCGTACAGCTTGACCAGGCGCGTGAATGGGTTAAGGGCCGCAATACACAGGCAGTGGACCTGCTTCTTGGCTCTGTACCAGACGTGCTTTCACAGCTCATCCGTACGGCGCTTGTCCCTTCTGATGGGCACGTGTTTGTTGACGCGGATTTTTCGGCCATCGAGGCCCGCGTAATCGCGTGGCTCGCAGGGGAGCAGTGGGTGCTCGACGTATTCAAGACGCACGGCAAAATTTACGAGGCCTGCGCATCGCAGATGTTTGGTGTGCCCATCGAGAAAATTGTCAAAGGCAGCCCCGAATATGGATTACGCCAAAAGGGCAAGGTTGCAACGCTTGCGCTGGGCTACCAGGGCAGCACTGGCGCGCTTATCAATATGGGTGCCCTGCGCATGGGAATACCGGAGGAAGACCTGCCGGATATTGTAAGCCGCTGGCGGTCGGCAAATAAGCGGATTGTTGATTTCTGGTACACCGTCGAGGCCGCCGCGCTGGACACCGTCAAATCCGGGCGTACCAATGCGGTTCGCAATCTTGTTTTTGCCCTGGAAGGCAACCAGGAGCGGTACTTTATGACCATCACGCTGCCGAGCGGCAGGAAGCTGTATTATGCGCAGCCGTCGCTTACGCTGAACCGTTTTGGGCGGGAAAGCCTGCAATACATGGGCATGAACCAGACAAGCCGGAAATGGGAGTCGGTTGAAACCTACGGGGGTAAGCTCGTGGAGAACATTGTGCAGGCGACTGCGCGCGACTGCCTTGCCGTCAATATTGAACGGCTGGAAAGGGCCGGATATCCCGTTGTAATCCACGTGCATGACGAGGTTGTGCTGGATGTACAGACCGATAACCCAGAAGCGGTACTGGAAAACGTATGCGCGCTTATGGGCCAGCCGATAGACTGGGCGCCGGGGCTGCCGCTGAAAGCGGACGGATGGGCCGGGGCCTATTATACGAAGGATTAAGGAGACAATCCTATGCAAAACGACCGTAAAATCATAATATGCGCCGCTGGGAGCCGTAAGGCGACCTTCTGGCCGGCGCAGGAAATATACCTGTCCGAGCTTTGGGATAAGCTGCGTATGCCTGTGCGCGGGACAGAAGCGCAAGCAGATTACTTGGCGCTAAAAAAATGCGACCAGGACAATCTCAAGGATGTTGGCGGCTTCGTTGCGGGTTCGCTCGCCGGTGGCCGGCGAAAGGCCGACGCAATCACAGGCCGCGACGTAATAACGCTGGACCTTGACCGGATTCCCGCGGGCGGTGCTGCGGACATCCTGCGCCGCGTCGATGGGCTTGGGTGCGGGTACTGCGTGTATTCGACGCGCAAGCACCGGCCCGAAGCGCCGCGCCTGCGCGTTCTCGTGCCCCTAAGCCGTACGGCCACAGCAGACGAATATGAGCCAATTGCGCGCAAGCTTGCAGAGATGATAGACCCGTCCATGGAGCCGTTCGACGCGACGACGTTTGAGCCTTCAAGGCTCATGTACTGGCCATCATGCAGCGCGGACGCCGAATACGTCTACCAGGTGGACGACAAGCCGTTCCTGGATACGGACGGAATGCTTGGCTGCTATATTGATTGGCGGGACTGTAGTGCATGGCCGCAGGTCCCTGGTGCGCAGCAGTCGCATAAGCGCATGGCGGCAAGGCAGGGCGACCCGACCGAAAAACAGGGTATCCTGGGGGCCTTCTGCCGCTGTTACGACATTTACGCCGCGCTGGAAAAGTTCCTGCCGCGCGTCTATACGCCGACAGACATTCCTGGGCGGTATACATATACGGGTGGATCGACGACCGGCGGCGCTATCATCTACGACGACGGTAGGTTTATGTACAGTCACCATGCGACCGACCCTGCAGGTGGGCGTCTTTGTAATGCGTTTGACCTAGTACGCCTGCACCTGTTCGGTGCGCAGGACGATGATGCAAAGCCCGACACGCCTGTCAATAAGCTGCCGAGCTTTGTGGCGATGGCGCAGTTTGCCCGGCGGGATGACGAAGTTGCCGCGCTGATGGACCGGGAACGGTATGAGACGGCCGTATCGGATTTTACAGTGGATGCTGCCGGTGATACCCCCGTTGATACTTCATGGATGCGGAAGCTGCAGGTCGGCGACGGAGGGAAATACGAACGTAGCATCAGGAATGTGGTCACGGTTTTAGAGGGCGACCCGCGCTTCAAGGGGAAAATCCGCGAGAACCTGTTCAGCGAGCGGCTGGAGGGAGTTTGCCCGATGCCGTGGCCTGGCAGGGATAAAGGGACGGAACCGTTTGAATGGAAGGACAGCGATGATTCCGGCCTGCGCGACTGTATCGAGCAGCTGCTGGGCTTCCGGACCAAGGACGCGGTGGAGGACGCCATCGTTCAGGTGGCAGCGGCGAACAGCTATAACCCAATCCATGACTATATTCGCAGTGTGTCATGGGACGGCGTTCCGCGTCTCGATACCCTGTATACAGACTACTTCGGCGACGTGGATAATTCCTATACACGGGCCGTAGCACGCAAGGGGCTCGTGGCGGCTGTCGCCCGTGCAATGTCGCCGGGGATTAAGTTCGATGAGATGACAGTTATCTGCGGCCCGCAGGGCGTGGGGAAGAGCACCTTCTTCGCACGATTGGGCGGGCCGTGGTTTTCCGACGCGCTCATTACATTTGATGGGAAGGATGCCGCTGAGCTGATACAGGGCAACTGGATTCTTGAAATCGGTGAACTGGGCGCACTGAACAAGTCAGACGTCAATGCCGTAAAACAATCTCTAAGTCGCACAAAAGACGAATACAGGGCGTCCTATGGAAAGCGTTCAGCAAAGCATTCACGTCGCTGTGTGTTCTTTGGCACGACGAACGACCGCAACTACCTGAAGGACCCTACAGGTAACAGAAGGTTCTGGCCGATTGACTGCGGGACAGCCCCCGCCAAAAGCGTATGGGATGACCTGACGCCGGACACCGTGGCACAGGTTTGGGCGGAGGCCTATGTAAGGTGGCAGATGGGCGAGCCCCTGATATTGGCCCCAGAAGACGAAAAAGAGGCCGAGAGGCGCCGCCAGCTGCATATGGAGCAGGATGAAATAAAGGGCCAGATAGAGGCCTTCCTTGCACGGCCTGTGCCGGAGGACTGGATGAAATGGGACGAGACAAGGCGCATGATGTTCTGGAGCGGGCAGTGCAAAGGTGATGGGCTACAGCTTGTACCGCGGGATAGAGTATGTGCGTTGGAGATTATGCGGGAATGCCTGGGAGACCGGCGAAGCGTTATCCCGCAAAAAGATTCCCGTCGTGTCAATGCAGTGCTGCTGCAGCTGAAAGGTTGGGAGGCATCAGGAATCATGCGTTTTGGTGCAAAGTATGGACGCCAGCGGGGATTTAAAAAATGTCAACAGATGAAGTGTTGACACTGCGAAAATCTGTTGACACGCTGTCAACATGGGGCAACAGAAAAAATTGAAATGTTGACGCAATCTGTTGACATAAAAACCGCTTAAATCCTATGTTTTTATTGATTCGTCAACATTGTCAACAGATTAAAGCCCTAGAGGTAAAAAATAAAGGAATAAAGAAAATAGGCAGTAAATATGTAACGCCTAATAACGTCTAGAACGCCTAAAAATAAATCATTCGCGTACGTATGTGTGTATGCGTACACGCGTACGCGCGATAAGGATATATAAGGCGGGGAGGAAAGGATTTTGAAAGAGAGCCAAATAGAAGCAAGGCTTGTACGCATGGTGAGGGCGCGCGGCGGCCTGTGCTATAAATTCACATCGCCGGGAAATCCGGGTGTACCGGACCGGATTATCATCACGAAGGATGGGCGGACGGTGTACGTGGAGCTGAAAACGGAAATCGGGTCGCTGCAGAGAATCCAGCAGTGGCAGATATCCGAGATGAAGCGCCGCGGGGCGGATGTCAGGGTGGCGAAAGGGCTGGACGCCGTAAAGGCGCTGGTCGCGGAGCTGTTCCCGCCGGAGGAGGCTGGCACGGCATGAAATACATACCGGCACCGTACCAGGAGCGGTACGCGGATTATATTACGAAGCTGCCATCGATTGCGCTGTGGCTGAAGCCCGGGCACCGGAAGACATCGACCACGCTGACCGCACTGAATGAACTGAAATACAACCGTTTCGCCGTTCAGAATGTACTTGTCATCGCGCCGAAGAAGGTCGCGGAGGACACATGGCAGGCGGAAGGTAAGAAATGGGACCACTTAAAGCACTTGCGGTTTTCAACCGTCTTAGGCACTGCCAGGCAGAGAATCCGTGCGTTGAACACGCCGGCAGACGTGTACGTGATTAACCGGGAAAACGTACAGTGGCTGGTGGATTATTACCGCAACGCATGGCCGTTTGATACCGTGGTTCTGGATGAAGCGACAAGCTTCAAGAATAACCGGTCACAGCGCTGGAAGTCTTTGAAGTCAATCCGGCCGCATATCCGCCGGCTGATTGAGTTGACGGGTACGCCGTCGTCTAAGGGGCTGATGGATTTATGGGCACAGCTTTTCCTGATGGATGGGGGACAGCGCCTTGGCCGGACCATTAGCGGTTACCGTGAACGGTATTTTGAGCCGGACAAACGCAATGCGGTTACGGTATTCTCCTACAAGCCGAAGCCAGGCGCCGAAGAAGCGATTATGTCGGCCGTTTCGGATGTCTGCTTCAGCCTGACGCCCGATGAGCTGCTTCAGCTGCCGGATGCCGTTACACATGATTTCCCTGTTATCCTCGACGCGAAAGCACGGAAGTCGTATGACCAGCTGGAGCGCGATATGCTTCTGCAGGTGGATGAGAGCACGGTAGACGCTGCAGGCGCGGGTGTCCTGACAGGGAAGCTTCTGCAGGTGGCAAACGGGGCGGTCTACGATGACACACATCGCGCGGTGGAAATACACCGGTGCAAGATAGAGGCGTTCCTCGAGTTGGTGGAGGAGCTGGGCGACGACCACGCGCTTGTTTTCTACAACTTCCAGCACGACCGTGGCCGCATGCTGCGGGTGCTGGAGGGTTCGGGCAAGCGGATTCGGGTTTACAAGCACGCCGACGACCTGAAGGCGTGGAACGCAGGAGAAGTGGATTTGCTGCTGGCGCATCCAGCGAGCTGCGCCTACGGCCTGAACCTGCAGGAAGGCGGGCACCACATCATCTGGTTCGGCCTGCCGCCGGGCAACCAGGAGCAGTTCGAGCAGGCCAACGACCGCCTGCACCGTTCCGGCCAGACACAGCCGGTTGTGATACACCGCCTGATTGTCAAGGATACGCGGGACGAAGACATGGCGGCGGTTCTGGATGACCGGACAGACGCACAAAACCGGTTTATGCTGACCTTGGCCGCGCGGATTAAAAAAATTAAGCAATCTTTTGAAGTTCCGAAAACAGTTTAATAAATGTGACAATACTTGTAGCAAGAGTTGCAACTGAAATAAAAAGAGCAATTAGTTTTTGTATAAAACGAAGAAAATATGATGAGTCTGATTTACCATTACTAAATCTTTCAGTTAGTTTTTTAACACTTTTCAGCAGTACTCTAAAAAAGTTGTGCAAAAAGTCAAGTAAAATTGTAAAAGAAAATATTAAAATAGTGAGCCAAATAAGAAAAAGCCCATCAAATAATTCGTCAGATTTAAAAATCAGCATAGACAAGCCATTAAACGATGCGATAAACATGAAAAAAGCAAAAAGATATACCATGGATAACGCATTCACTCCTTTTTTTGAAAAAGAAGCTATGAATGGTCCTATCCAAGCGCCTAATAAAACACCGCCTGTAACCAAGAGGAGCCCGTGGGAGGGATGATCTGTGGGTAAAAGATAAGACATTGTTGTTATGATAATTGCACAAATTAACAGTGATAAAGAGAACTTGCTTTTTAAATCACTTGTTTTCCAATGGTCAATAAAGCCTTCTTTTTCTTCAGATATAGTAAGTTTAAAGCTTTTTAAAAGCGTAAGCGAAGGTCTGTTTTGGTTTGTTTGTTTTTTCCTCATTTTTATAGCCTCGTCTTTCTTTTTTTTACACCAACATATCATAGTACATAAATACTTGTCAATTATTATTTTATTTTGTCAATAAGGAGTAACAGAAATGAGCATTATCATCTACATACTCGCATTTATCGGCGCATTGACCGTTATTTCGGCTTTTGTGCTGCTTATCTTATGGCTGTGCGCCGTTCGCGAAGAAAAGAAACTTGACCGGGATTCTTATCCCGAGGATTAGTTTAGGGGAGGTGGAAACGTGACGGCAAAAGAATTATCTCAGTACAAAAGCGCGAAAGCCGAAATCAAGAGTATTCACAAGGAGTTGCGGGAGTTGCCGGATTACATTGAGGGGACGGACACCGTAAAAGGTTCGTCCCCGGAGTACCCGTATACTGAGCATCCGGTTACAATCCGCGGCCTTATTCCGAACCCGCGCAAGGATAAGCTTCAAAAGCGGCTGGAAAAGCTTGAACGGCTTGTTTCGGGAGTGGATGAATTTATGGATGGTATTGAGGATGTTTGTGCGCTATGCGCAATTCGATACCATTTTTTCCAGGGCTTGACTTGGGAAGAATCAGCTTCTGAACTTGAATACGCAAAAGGCGGAGAGCCTTTGAGAAAGAAAGTAAGTAAAGCCCTTAAAAATTTTTAAAATTCCGTTTTTTCCGTTTTTTCCGTTTTCGATATGTTAGAATTATAATAGCGATTGGTATAGAGAGTTTCCAATAATTACTTGCTTTTTGTGATATTTTAGGTTATTATAAAAGAAAAACACGGAGCTGGTAAAATGGCGGATAATAAAAATACAAAATCAGAACTTTCAGAATCTTGCTTTGTCATCATGCCAATCAGTAACCCAAAAAGGTACCCTAAGGGGCATTTTACGAATATCTACAACCAGATTTTTATACCGGCAATAAAGGAAGCGGGATTCACGCCATATAGGGTGGATGAAAATGCAATATGTGATTCAATTATAAACAAAATTTTTGATGCGATTCAGCAATGTCCAATAGCGCTTTGTGATTTGAGTTCCAGAAATCCAAATGTTTTGTATGAACTCGGCCTACGGCAGGCTTATGACAAACCGGTTGTCCTTGTCCAAGATGAAAAAACCGACCGTATTTTTGATGTTAGCGGAATATCAACTGTTCAATACAACAGTAACCGCTTATATGAAAATGTAGTTCATGCAAGAGAAAGCATTAAAAATGCGCTCCAAGAAACAGCTAAGAAGGGCGGAAAAAATAATTCACTGGTGAGAATTGTGAAATCCCAGAGTGCTAATTTTGACGATGTGACGGTTTCAAGTGACGATAAATTAGAAATTATGCTTAATCGGATAATCAGTGAAATAAGTAATTTGAAATCTGGTTTTGAAGATAACATAAATCAAGCACCCTCTACAATTGTTGATAATGAAATTTGGGCTGATGCTAAGGCGGATATTCTTAGATTCAAAATTTTAGGTCCGTTAAAAACGGATAAGTCTCTCAATAGAGTCGATTTAAATAACTTTTTGGATTTTTTAAGAGATCTATATGAAGAATTTAGATGGCGGAATTTACAAAAGACAACAAAACGCGAATTATACAAACTATATAAAGAAGCAAAAGATTTGACTGAGAAGAAGCTCATCGAACTAAAACTAGATTGATAATTAAGACAGCAAGCGAGCGGCCTGCTGTCTTTTGTTTTGCCTAAAGGAGGGCGTTAAGAATATGACAAAGAAGCAGAAGAGGTTTGCGGAAGAGTTCCTGATTGACCTCAACGCGACACAGGCAGCAATCCGTTCCGGCTACAGCAGTACAAGCGCCGGCGAGATTGGTTATGAGCTTATGAAGAAACATGAGATTCGCGCATACATCGACAAAAAAATGGCAGAACGCTCGAAGCGGACCGGCGTAAACGCTGACCGTGTGGTGCGTGAGCTTGCAAGAATTGCATTTGTGAACGCACCAGATGTTGTGGATATGGAGGATGCCACAGTTTTAAAGGATGCAGAGCCGGATGATACCGCGGCAATTGCAACGGTAAAGGTTAAGACGATACCCGGGGAAGATGGAGACGGCGTCGAGCGTGAAATCAGGTTTGCCGATAAAATTAAGGCGCTGGAGCTGCTTGGTAAGCACATGGGCATGTTTACGGACAGGGTACAGATAAACGGTGCCGCGCCTGTACAAATCGTCGACGACTTGCCGGTTGATGACGATGGTTAAGCTGTCAAACCTTATCGCCCCGTCTTTTTACACGGTCCACCAGGCAATTAAGGCAGAGCAGTATACGCATTATCAGCTGGGCGGCGGTCGCGGCAGCGCAAAGTCATCGTTCGCGGCAATTGAAATCGTACTGGGGATGGCAAAGCACCAGGACGCAAACGCCGTGGTAATCCGTAAGGTTGGTCTGTACCTGAAGGACAGTGTGTATGAGCAGCTTTCCTGGGCAATTGAAAAATTGGGAATGTCCCATCTTTGGCAGGAGAAGCTTTCGCCGCTTGAAATGGTTTATCTGCCGACAGGGCAGAAAATCCTGTTCCGCGGCGCTGACAAGCCGAAGAAGCTTAAATCCACGAAGGTGTCAAAGGGTTACATCCGTTATGTCTGGTACGAAGAAGCCGACGAGTTTGACGGGCTGGAAGAAATCCGCACCATCAATCAATCCATGCTGCGCGGCGGCGAACGATTTGAAGTGTTTTATACATACAACCCGCCGCAGCGCAAGAACAACTGGGTAAACGAATGGGCAACGATGCCGGAACCGGGCAGGCTCGTACACCAAAGTAATTATTTGACCGTCCCGCCTGAATGGCTTGGGGAAACTTTTTTGGTCGAAGCAGAACACCTCAAGCAAGCAAAGCCGGAAGCATATGCGCATGAATACCTGGGCGAGGTCACGGGCACCGGCGGGGAGGTATTCCGCAATGTAAAGCTGCAGCCTATTACCGATGATGAAATCAGTACATTTGACAAGCTGCGCCGCGGCCTTGACTGGGGCTATGCCGCAGACCCGTTTGTATATATTGTGGGCCACCTGGACAGTAAGCGCCGGCGGCTCTTTTTGTTTTATGAGTTTTACAAGGTCGGCGCGTCGTTTGATACCGCAGCCGAAAAAATCAGGCTGGAAAATACATATGGCCAGCCGGTCACCGCCGAGAACGCTGAGCCGCGGAGCAACGATGAGCTGCGTCAGCGCGGCGTGTTTGTCCGCGCAGCAAAGAAAGGTCCCGGCAGCGTAGAGCACGGTATCCGCTGGCTGCAGGGCTTGGAAGAGATTATCATCGACCCGGTCCGCTGCCCGGAGACTGCGCGTGAGTTTACGAACTATGAATTGGAGAAGGACCACAACGGCAACTGGAAAGCAAATTATCCGGACAGGGACAACCACAGTATCGACGCCGTGCGGTATGCCTGTGAGGACGACATGAAGCGCAGTACCGGTCCCGTAACAATTGGAGGAATTTAAATGCTAACAAGCTTGAAGTTTTTAAATAGAGGCAGCCAATGGCCGCCGGAAAGCGAGCGGGAGAGGCTAAAGACCTACCGGGACAACCGGCTGGTGTTTGAGGATGAGCACGCAAGGGTGTACGATGAGCAACTCAGGCGCATTGAGCGCGTCGTCGGAAACATCCTGCATGCGGTATCCTTTGCCACCATCCTCAGCTATCAGAAGCTGATAACACTGAAAACCGCCGACCTTATATTCGGGGAACCGCCCAAAATTACAGCGGGGAAAGAGGCGCAGCAAAAGGTAATCGATAGGGTACTCACAGAAACAAACCTGCTGGACGCCGCATACATGTGTGCAATTGATGTCAGCCGGTACGGTGATGGATTGATGCTGCTTGGCAATCCTGCCGGTGCGCCGGTTATTGATACGGTCAGCCCGCAGCATTGGCATATGGTCGTCGAACAAGGAAACATCAAACGGGTACAGTATCATGTGTTTGCTTGGGCCTATCCGACAGATGAGCAGCACACCGAGTGGGAGCTGAAGGTACAGGTACATAACCCAGAAGCACCCGCGGAGTGTGAGCAGCACCGCTACCAGCTGGAAGGAGCGGAGGGCGGATGGACGATTGGGCGGGAGCTTACGGCGCCGGACGAATTGCGGCTGGAAACACAGCTGAATGTATGCCCGGTGTTCCGCGTATCGAACACCCTTACCTCCGACCGCGTGTATGGGATAGACGATTACCAGAGTGTGGACAGTATTATATCGGAGCTGATGGTGCGGGTATCGCAGATTAGCAGGGTGCTCGACAAGCATGCAGCACCGAGTATGAGCGGCCCGCAGAGCGCGTTGGAACAGGACCGTGAGACGGGGGAATGGCGGCTGAAGGTCGGAAATTATTTCCCGCGCAACAATCGGGACGACCCGGATGTCAGTTACATTACGTGGGACGCATCCCTGTCCGCCAATTTTCAGCAGATAGAGCTGCTGATTAACCAGCTCTACACCATTTCGGAGATGGGCAGCGCTATATTTGGCGACCTCTCAAACAAAACAGGGCAGGTTCCAAGCGGCTCCGCGCTTCGCCGCCTGATGATGGCGCCGCTTGCGAAGGCGCGCAGGATAGCAAACAAGTTCGACCCAGCTCTGAAAGGCATCATATCAGCCTGCGCGGAAATTTATGGAGAAAACCTGCCGCCGCAGGAAATCAGCATCAAATGGAACGACGGCCTGCCGGACGACGAGGCGGAGAACGCGCAAATAATGAACCTCCGCACGGGAAACAAGCCCACAATCAGCCAGTATACAGCAATTCAGCGGCTTGACGGCCTGGGTGACAAGGATGCTGCGGCTGAGCTGGACGAGATACGCGCGGACGATGCAGCGCAGGATATAGGCGCAGTGCCGCCTGATGAACCACCTGAAGAAAGTCAGGAGGAACCGCTGAATGACGAAGGCTGAAGAACTCAAACGTTTGTATGAGCTTGCGCAGAAGCGCTTGGTGGAAATCATCACCTCAAAATCTGCGCGCGGTTCTCCCGCGCTGTATGAACGGCGCATCTTAAAGCAAATCACCGCTGAGCTAAAAAAGCTTAAAAAGGCCGCGCCGGAGCTTGTGAGACAGCTGGTGCTTGAGGGCTACACGACGGGGCTTGAGGACGCGGTACAGGATATCCTGAAAGCAGGGCTGCCAAAGCCTGCATATAATCTCTTTTCCCGTGTCAACACGCAGCAAATCAACCTGATTGTACAAAATACGGTTGACTGCCTCAACCAAGCGGCAAACATTGTCGGCAGGCGTCTGGAGGATGAAATACGCGCGGCTGGCCTGCGTGCAGCGTCATTAAAAGAAGCAACCGGTGGAACCGTCAGGGATATGCAGAAAGACCTTATCAAGCGGCTATTGGGTCTTGATTTAAAACAGCCAAACGGGAAAATGGGCGTGCGGTACAAAAACGGCGCGGTAGTCAGTCTTGATAAGTACGCCGAAATGGTATCGCGCACCACGCCCGCAGAAGCACAGAACAAGGCAAAGATTGTGCAGGGGCAGACATGGGGCTATGACCTTGTGCGCTGCACCACACACCATCCCACCTGCGAGGTCTGTGCGCAGTATCAGGGGCGCGTATACGCCCTGACACGCGAGGCGGCCAATGGCAAATACAAAGGCCCGGGCGGCGAACTGCTTCGCTTTCCTTTGCTGTATGAAACAGCACTGGTGCACGGCTATGAAACCATACATCCGAACTGCCGGCACAGGTTTTCCATCCTGCCGGCAGCGGTATTCTCCCGCAAGGAGCTATCTGAGCTTTCCCGCAATAGCATGCAGCCGTTTGAAGACACCCGCAGCGACGCGGAACGCAAAGCATACGCACAGGAACAGGCAGTTAAGCGGCAGCGTAACGCAGACCTGCATGAATGGCGCAAATACCGTGCGCTTCTGCCGGAGGACGCGCCAACGACCTTTGCAGGATTCCGGCGCATGAAGAAAGCCAATTCCGTGCGGTACCAGCGGCTGCAATGGGACGCGCGTTTTTTTCGAAAATATGGTTCAAATGCGGAGCATTCGCCGCTTAATAACTTTGAAACGCCGCGGGGAATCAGCGATAAGCTGACGGCCTACTCGCTAAATTCAGAGCATGAGTACGGAAAGCACAAAGCAGTTGTTTTCCAGGGTGCGCTCGGGTATAATCAAGGTAACGCAGGGCAGCTGGAAGAAGCAATTAAAGCCGGGCTGAACCGTTACAGGGCAATCCCGATTGGCGACGATGGCTACGGGCCGAAATTCAACGTCATGCTTCTAGTGGACGGACCGAACGGGAAGCGCCAACCGGTGAAAACCACATGGATATACGATAATGGGCTTGACACCCCAAGGATGGTGACTTGTTATGTTGAAAAAAATAAAAGAGCATAGTGTTGTCCGGCTGACGGATGGACGGATAGGGACAGTGCAGATTGTCCACTTCAAGGGTAACGCAGAATCGGCGTATCTCGTGGAAATCGAGGACGGCTCACAGGGCCTTTCAACCGTTACGCCGAACCAAATCGCTGAAATCACATGGGAACCGAAATAAAGACCGCTTGGCTTTAATGGCCCGGCGGTCTTTTTATAACTTTTTTTGGAGGAATCACAATGAAATGCCCTTATGCTGTACACCGGCATGTTACGACACAGACGGCTTTTGAATTTGACGAGGAAGGCCGCAACAATATAGCGACCACCATAGAAAACAATGCGGCAAGCTTTTGCGACTGTCACAAAGAAAATTGTGGTGCATGGGACAGAAAGCAGGAGCGATGTAACTATGGTGGTATCGCAGAATAACAGGCAGAAAGGCGTTGCCCAGACGGCAGCGTCTTTTATATTATCTAAAATCGAAAGGAGAAAAACAATGAAAAACAGATTTATCCCTCTCAATATCCAGCTTTTTGCCGAAGAGGGCGACCCGTCAGGAACGGGTGATAATGGTGTATCCCCAAAAGGCAGGACCTTTACGGAGGATTATGTGAAAGGCTTGCGGCAGGAATCCGCAGGCTACCGTACGACCGCAAAGACTTACGAGGCAACGCTGCGCAGCGTGCTGGGCGTAGGCGACGGGGAAGAGCTAGGAGACCTGAACGCGCGCGTGTCCACTTTCCAGTCAAACATTACAGCGCAGCAGCAAAAAACGCTTGCGATGGCAAACGCCCGCCTTATCAGTGCAGAAATCCGCAGTCTGGAGGGCTACAATGCGAAGCTGCTTGAAAAGGTCATCGACCTTGGCAGTATCAATGTGGACGAGAACGGCAGTGTGTCAGGCGTGAAAGAGGCGGCAGAGGCAGCGGCAAAGGAGTTTCCTGAGGTCTTGAAAACGAAGAAAGAATCTTGGGCACCAGGCAACCCTGCGGAAGCGGGCGAGCCGCCCATGACGAAGGAAGCGTTTGCAAAGCTGACTTATACAGAAAAGTACAACTTTAAGCACGAACATCCCGACGAATACAAAAAACTTTTTGGAGGTAAATAATTATGGCAGGAACAATTTTTGGAATTCCGTTTGACGAGGAGCTTTTTTTAAACGATTGGAACGAGGCGCCCGACCCGGTGCTTACCGCGCTGCTTGACAGCGGCGTCATGGTGGAGGATTCCACCATCAGGAACATGATTCAGAGCCAAGGCAACATTTACACCATCCCGTTCTATAACACCCTGGATGGAGAGGAACAGAACTACGACGGCCGCACCGATATCGACGTTGAAGAAACAGGCGGCGACAGCCAGACCGGCGTTGTCTACGGACGCGCAAAGGGCTTCTTTGCCCGTAACTTCACGGCGGAGCTCTCCGGCGCTGACCCGATGGGGCACATCGTATCATCGGTCGCACGGTATTGGCATAAGCGCAGGCAGAAAAGGCTTATCGGACTGCTCGGCGGGCTTTTCTCGATTACGGGCTCCACAGGCTTTACAAAGCAGTGGCAGGATAAGCACATTGTTGACCTCTGCTCTAATACTGCAGCTCCCCGCGAAATCAAAGCTACTGATTTAAACGATCTCGCAACTCAGGCATTAGGTGACAACAAAACGGAATTTAAGGTTGCCGTTATGCATTCAGACGTCGCACACACGCTCGAAAACCTGCAGGTGCTGGAATACTGGAAGCAGAGCGACGCGAACGGCATACAGCGCCCGACCTCCCTTGCGTCCGCGAATGGATACACCGTAATCATCGACGACGGCGTGACGACAGAGGACGTTGGCGGGGAAGGAGCAAACAAGGACTTGAAGACGTACCATACCTACCTGCTCGGTACTGGCGTGCTCAGGCACGCGCCCGGCCGTGTTGACGTGCCGGTTGAACCTGCGCGTGACGCAAAGAAGAACGGCGGCCAGGATGAGCTTATTACGAGAATCCGTGAAACAATCCACCCGAATGGATTTAGCTTTACCGTACCGAAATCGGGCTGGACGGATTCCCCGACCGACGCGCAGCTCTTCGCGCCCGCAAACTGGAGCCTGAAATTCGACCCGAAGGCAATCCCGCTTGCAGAGCTGATTACAAACGGGTAAGGTGATGACATGCTAACGCCTGAAAAGGATACATACATCACAATTAAAGAAGCAAACGAGCTGCTTGCCTGTGAATCGCAGGCGGAGCAGTGGGCAACGCTGTCAGACGAGCGCAAAGAGGCCTGTTTACGCACTGCTGCGCGCCATATCGACGGATTAAGGCTCTCGGGCTTCCGTCGTAACCTGCACCAGTCTATGGCGTTTCCACGCAACCATGAGGACACTCCGGAACAGGTCAAGATGGCACAGGCTTTGGAAGCACTCGCCCTTGCCGACACACAGGCCGAAAAGCGCCGCAGGCTGCAGGAACAGGGCGTAACGTCTATTAACCTCGGCAAAGCATCAGAGAGCTACGACAGCTCAAATATGCCCTATACAGGTACATTGGTAAGCGCCGAAGCATATAGGTTGATGCGTCCGTATTTGCAGGGAACGGCGGCGATTGTGTGAGCATTTGGAGCAGCTATTACACTGAGGTTATCAAGGTACACCGGTGCCAGGGTACAAACGCATACGGCGATACAGAGTTCTCCCCGCCTCTTAATGAGGATGGGGAGGATTTTGTTTGCCGGCTCGATTATATCCGCAAGGAAGTGCTGAACAAGGATGGCGAAAAGGTTATCAGCGAGGCAACGGCTTTAAGCGATACATCCCTGCCGCCTTTGAGTATTGTTTATGCAGAAGGGCAGCGGTTTGAGGTCAAGGGCTGCCAGCCAATCAAGAACATATTCGGTGAACTCGACCATTACGAAATAACGCTGTGAGGTGGCCGTATGGGAAAACGGATAAATTTTACGCCGGATGAATATTTAAGCGGGTTAGGCAATGTTGTGGAGCACTTGCAAGCATGTGTTGGCAACATAACAACTGGCAGTGCAAAAGGGCTTGCTGATGCCCTGTTGTTTGTCGCAGAAGAAAGCCAAAAGAGAGCACCTGTAGACACCGGCGACCTGCGCGGGAGCGTAGCCGTAAAAATCGAAGGTGTACAAATCGCTGCCGGCATAAAAGGCGGCGGGTTAATTGAAGATAAGACCAGACCAATTGCTGGAGTGCACGGCGAGGTAAGCTACAACACGAAATACGCCGCCCAGCAGCACGAGCAAATCAACTACGACCACCCGCGCGGCGGGCAGGCAAAATATTTGGAAAGCGTACTTGTCGAAGAATCTGACCAAATTTTACAGGCAATCGCGGGAGGCGTTATAGAAGAACTATTTGGAGGTGGCTCGGATGATTGACGCGTTAAAGGCGTATCTGGAATCAAAGGGATATACAAACATCACCTGCGATTTTATGCCCGACATTTCCAAGCACGTACAGGCTATCAACCTCACGCAATGGTCGCACACAGTTGGCAGCATCAATGATGGCACGGGCATCCATTACATACAGGTACAATGCCGCGATGCTACGCGAGACAAGGCATATAAAACCTGCAAGGATATATTTGCGCTGCTCGACAGCGGCACGGAAGAACACGTTATCAGACTGACCGATACCGTGCTATGTATTGCCCGCCCGCGCCGCGGCCCTTTGGTTTTGGAGCGCGGCAGCGGGTATATTACAATTTATTGCGAAATCGCCCTGTGGGGCGAAAATTGAAAGGAGAAATATACAATGGGAAAGAAGTATTTAAAAGGGTTCGCAAACTGCGGCTACGCGCCGGTTGCAGAGGACACCGTTGCGGCATATAAAGCCGGAGAAGTCACAAAACTGCCTGGTGCATCCAGCGGCGCACCGACCGACAACAGAACAGAATACACGATTTATGCGGACGACGAAATCTATGACAGCGGCGCGGAGTGGAAGGACACAGCTCTCGTTGTTACCGTGCTGGAGGCCGACGCGAAAGATATTGCGGCGCTTACAGGCGCGGAGCTTGACGAATCGACCGGCGAGCTGAAAGAAGGGACATTTGACGATGCGCCGGTAGTCGCGTTTACATTCTCCGCGCTGCGCGGCGACTTTGGCTACCGCTTGTTTAGGTATCCTTCCTGCCGCTGCACGGGGTACAAGATTACCCACAACACGCGGGGGGACAACAACGACGCTCAGTCCTACGAGCTGACCTTCAAATGCTCCCCGCGTAAAATCGACCACACAATCAGGGAAACAAAGGACGTTGATAAGGGTACTCCGCTTACATGGCTCGACACCATCCCCACCCTGCCTGAAACGCCCGCGGAGGGTTAATCGATGTTTGGAAGAGATAAAAGCGTCAAAATGAGCGCGCCGGAAGAACGCGTTGTGCACGGAATTACCGTGCGTAAGCTGCCCATCGGGCGGTATGTTGCATTTTTGGGCACGACAAATAACCTTGCGTCTTTTTTGCTTGACGACGTTTTCCCCACAGCAAAAAACGTCAGCGGACTGATTGCGCAAATCATAGCTTTGGACAGAGCGGCGCTGTTTGATACGCTGGGCAAGCTGATTGTGTCTGTGCCTGACAAGGTTTGCACGCTTGCCGCGGAGCTGCTTGACGTTGACCCTGATGTGGTATGTAACCTCTCGCCAACGGAGCTTACGGACGTTTTAATAGCGTTTGAGGACGTGAACTACCTGTCCGCTTTTTTTACGAACGTGCGCCTGTTGAAAGCGAAGATGGGCGCACAGAAGCCGGTGAATACTGGCTCCAACGCTGGTTAGCGGTTGCTCAAAGCATAGGGATTGGAAAACACGAGCTACTTGAAGAGTATTACTACGACGAGTTTATTGCCATGATGGATGCCTATAACGATATACACAGTATCGACGGCAGCGGCGATGAAGAAGTCTTTGCTGATGAATACGATTGATTATTGCGATAATTGTATTTTTATGGTAATATAGCGTCGAGGTGATTGCATTGAATAAGAAGTTTTTTGGACGAGTGAAATTTGTTGCTCAACTTGTTTTGATTCTCGGAATACTGGCTACAATTCCTATTTTATATTTTAGCGCGGTAGAATACAAACCGATTAATTTTATTTATGCGGTTGCAGCGATTTTAGGAACAGTTGTTTTATACTGTATCTTAAAAGGGATTGCGCTTGTAGGGCTTAAAGCGTACGAGGATGAACCAGAGGTGGAGCCAGAGAATAATAAGCAAGCCGCTCCATATGGAAAAGACTTTGAAGATTTTAAGGCGGGAAATCCACGGGCGCCCCGTGACCGTCTAAAATAAGTAAACTTTATATGTACAATAGCACCCGCCAAAAACGGCGGGTGCAATCTTTTGGAAAAATTTAAAAAGCTCCTTGACAAAACCATGGTTCTATAGTACTATAGAACCATAGGAAGGAGGTGCACATAAATGGCAAAGACCTTTTTTCCAAAAGCAACTGTAAAAGTAAAGGCATCCCCGCCGCATAAAGATGCTGAATATGTAGTTTCGGTTGGAACTGAAATGTGGGACGCCGTCCCGCAAAAAGTTATTAAGGTTCAAATGGCATATGAAGGGAAAATATCAGGACGCAGAAGTCCTTCATATCCATATGGTACCAATGATTTTGAGCGGGTAAACGATGCTATAAAACAGTTACTTGCAGATTACAAGGAATAAAAAATAACGGTTCGCCCGTCCGTGGAAAGATAGAGCGAAACCGTTATTCGTCCAGCAGTCTCCCGCTGATAAATCTATTATATATCAGCGTGGGACTTCTTTCAACAACGAAAGGGGTTTTTTATATGAACAAGACAGCTAATAGCGTAAATATTAGCGATTTGTGTAACATGTTATCGCAGATTACGGACGAAAAGACGCTGGAAATCCTGCGGAGGGTTATGGTTTATTATTACTTGAACGAACCCGTTACAGAAACCTAGCTTGGTGCGAACCACAAGTACACAGTAAAATACCGGTAGGTTCGCACCAGAAAAAACAGTTTGAAATACTGTGATTTTATGGTAGAATAAAATAAAAGAAGCGTTAGTTGGAGGTTATGTACAGGAAGAATGCGTTTTCCCGTGCAAATTCAGCTTCTTTTGCTGTCTCCGCCCGCAAGGGCGGCGTGGATTGAAATAATCTGATTTCCTATGCGGTCGTATCTCCTTGCGTCTCCGCCCGCAAGGGCGGCGTGGATTGAAATCCCGCTGGACACATAATGATTGATTGGTTATTCGGTCTCCGCCCGCAAGGGCGGCGTGGATTGAAATTATCTGTTTTGGCTTCTTTTGCTGTCGCTTCCCACACGGGAAGCGTGGATTGAAATGAACAACAAAAAGAAACGCTGGAAGCAAAAAAAGGTCGCTCCCCGCGCGGGAGCGTGGATTGAAATGCCCCACACGGGGGAGGGGCAAAAAAAGACAAACGAAAGCACTTATCCTTAATGGGTAGGTGCTTTTGTTATGCAATTTTTTATTTGAAAGGATGATTTTAAATGCCAAACGAAGTAAACTTAGGCCGACTTGTGGCTGAAATAGCGCTTGAAGGCCAAGAAGCAGAAGATACAGCGATTTACATTAAGGATGTATTAAAGTCAATCGGAATTGAGGGGAAAGATGCAAACCAAGTGCTTAAACAGTGCTTTTCTGACACATCTGCGCTAAAAAAGTATCAGTCACAGCTTGAAATAATAGCGGCAAAAATAGAAAAGCAAAAACAGGTTGTTGTAGACCTTGAAAAACAGATGAATAAGGAGCCTGTTGTAAAAAGCGACTATACCGCCATTGAAAAAGCTACCGCTGCAATTGACGCCGAGAGAATAAAGCTTACGGAATTGCAAAAAAAATTTGATGACGTCACATTGTCGCAAGACAATTTTGTTAAAAAACAGGCACAAGCAGCTGAAAAGCTGGCAGACAAAAAGGCATATAAGGACGCAAGCACAGGCGTTGATTTGATGTCTTCATCCCTGCGCACTCTTGATAATATTGCTCCCGGAACCGTCAGCAGCTTGTCTGATGTAATTACACAAGTCCAGATTGCAAAGCGGGCGTTTCACCAGGCGGCAACGCCTGCGCTTGCCTGGGGTACAACAATCGCCGCGGGCGTAGGGATTGTCGCAAACTTGATAGTAACGGGCTTGTCGCAAATACAAGCAAAACAAGAAGAAGCCCGCAGGCAAGCGGCGCAGTTAGCAGAAGAATACAAGGCAGAAAGCCAGACATTACGTGATTTATCCGATGACTATATGACGCTTAAAACCAAAATCGATACTGCTAGTCTTTCACGCGATGAAGAAAGTAACGCAAAGAAGCAGTTAATGCAGGTACAAGAAAAATTAATCGAGTTGTACGGTAAAGAAGCCAAAGGTATTGATTTAATCAACGGGAAGCTTGATGAGGAGGTTGACAAAATCAAAACGCTTTCTGCTGAACAGGCAAAACAGTATCAGCGTGAGCATTTTGGTACACACGAAACCGCAGAAAAAGAATTAGAGGCGATAAGGGGATACTATATTGGCTCCTTAAAGTACGCAATGAATGTAGACGGCTCTAATTCAACAAGAAATCAGTTTATGACCGAAATTGAGGAACTACTTAAATCGTACAATTTGCAGCATTTTGACCAATCAAACTCTGGTGATATAACGCGAAGTCTCACATTAAATGTACAGACAAAAGATGCAAGAGAGCAACTTAATAAGTTGTTTCAAGAGTTAGAAAATCACAAAAACAAAATCACCGAAACTGCTCCAAAGGATGTTATAAATGTTATTGACAACATGTTGGCCACTATCAGTGAAAAAATTAAAGATGCATCCAACGAGCAAATTACGGATTGGAACACGGAAGTAGAACAGTGGGAAAACGCGGCAGAAATCATAGCTTCTAACGGCGCAAACCTATTTCCAGAGGATAAAACCGCCGAGTACCAAATCCGCAGCATACAGCAATACACAGCCTCTGTAAACGACCTCGGCAGCGCCTATGCAACCCTGCACGAAGGACAGCAGCTTGACCTTGATACTGTGCTAAGCCTCATAGATACCTACCCGCAATTCGCGCAGGCAATCGCAAGCGGTACGTTGTCCCTCTCCGACCAGGAGGCTGTCGTGAAGTCCCTCTTTGAGACAAAGAAAGCAGAGGCGCTCGCCAGCATAGAAGCAGACCGCCAGAAGGTCGAATCGTTGCGTGATACAACGCAGGAGACAATCGACTTGCTGCAGAAGCAGATTGCTGCATACGCAGCAGCCGGCGGCGGATTTGGGGGTATTTATGGACAGCTCGCCGATGCGCAGGCGGAACTTGCCCAATATAACGACCAGCTCGACCAGTTAAACGCCCGCACAAAGGCGTACCAGTCTATCAACATCAACGACTACCTGCCCGACAAGAAAGCCAAGAAAAAAGACGACCGCAACGAGGCGCTGCAGCAGGAATTAAAGCTGCTGGAACATCGCAAGGCTTTAAACCAGCTCTCTGCGCAGGATGAAATCGCGTGGCTTGAACGCATCAATTCCACGTACTCGAAAAATTCCGATGAACAGATGGACATGGAAAAGCGGCTGTACAACGCGCGCAAAGCCTTGCAGGAGGCCGAGGAACAGGCGGCGAAGGAAGCGCTGAACGAAGCGTTAAAGGGGATTGAGAACAAGAAGGCGCTGAACAAAATATCCACCGAGGAGGAAATCAATCAGCTGCAGCGTATCAGGCAGACCTACCGCATGAACGCCGAGGACGCAATGAGCCTTGAAATCAAGCTGTATAACCTGAAAAAGACGCTGCGCGACGAGCGCACCGACAAGCTGGACAATATTGCGGACGGTGTAACCGAAGCCCTCAAGAACAAGTACGAGAAGCAAAAGGAGTTTGAAACCAACCGCATCAACCAGTCAATCAAGAGCTGGCAGGATTGGGAAGATAAGACGGTAAGCGCCATCCAGGGGCAGATTGACGCGCTCGACGAGCTTTCCAAAGCGCAGGAGAGCGAGGACAAGCGGCAGGAGTACGAAACAAAACGCCAAGCCACAGCCCTGCAGCTCGCTTATGAAAAGGACGACTACAACCGCAAGCAGCTCCAGAAGGAGCTAAACCGCCTCGACCAGGAGGAGGCAAAACGGTTGGAAGCAGAGGCGCGCGAGAAGCAGAAGGAAGAGCTCCAAAAGCAGATGGACAAGGCAAAGGAGGAATCCGCGAAACAGCAGGATGCACTGAAGCAGCGGCAGGACGCTTTAAACGAGCAGTACGAAAAGCTTACATCCTCCTTCGCGCTGGAGGCCGAAGCGCAGAAAACCATCATGGAAAAGGGCATGAACGGCGTTATTGACCTCATCAAGTCCTTCGCTCCGGAATTCAACCTTGCTGGCAAGACGCTGGCGGAAAAGCTATATGAGGGCTTTAAAAGCAAGAATTGGGACATCGACGCATATTCCAATATCATCCAGAACGGCACAAGCAGCGCGTACCAGCAGGCGCAGAGGGTGGCAATTGACGCGGCGAACAAGTTCTGGCGGACCCGTACAGAATACAACAGGCAGACGGGGATGACGACAGCGCCGGCGAAAATACCAGAGGTCAAGCTGACAGTCAACTTCAACCAGCCGGTCCAGTCGCCCGTCGAGACGCAGCGCGCGCTGCGGAAGGTATCGCAGGAGCTGGCGCGCCAGATAATGAAATGATGGAGGGAATAAGATGCAGGAGCTTATCTATGTGCCGCCCGGTGGCACGGTTGCCGACCTGACGGGCTGCGTAGAGCTTAAATTTCAGGAGCCGTACATCCTGTCTACGCTTTCCGGTGTCAGCGGCTTAGATTACACACTCATATCAAGCGAGGCGGCAGGCGTGGACGGCGTAGTCGTGCAAAGCGTCCGCGCGGAAAGCCGTGAAATCCCCTGTACTGTATACGTAAAAGGGGACAGCAGGCAGGAGATGTATCGGAACCGGTTTGGCCTGATAGCAAAGCTTACGCCGCAGCGGGAACCGGGGGAGCTGCATTACCGCAACGACTATATTTCTGTGAAAATCAAAGCATACCCAACTCTGCCAGCAGACTTTACGGAACGGGTAAAAAATTATAGCAAGTGCGATGTTACATTTATCGCGCCGGAACCATATTGGGAAGGGCTCGATACATACAGTGAGAGCATTGCATATCAGGATGATGTCGGCTTTGAATTTCCCCTATGCTTTGAGCCCGACATTACATTTGGTGTACAAAACAACACGATAGAAATTATGTATGGCGGGACTGTTCCTGCTCCTGTTCGTATTACGATATCAGGTGAAGCCCCCTCTCCACAGATTACGAATGAAACGACGGGCGAAACGATTCTTGTTTCTGACCTTTCGTTAGAAAGTGGGGATAACTTAACTATCTATACAAAGTGCGGGGAAAAGAGCGTAAAACTGCATAGGGGAGGCGTAATAAGCGACGCATTCCATTTGCTTGATATGCGTTCAAAGTTCTGGCAATTGCAGCCCGGGCGTAATGTGATTACTTACAAATCAGCCGACGACAACAAACATGCGCGGGTACGCATTGAGTATACCAATCTTTATTCGGGGGTGTAATCTTGGAATGGCCTGTCATAAAGGTGATATCGCCCACAAAAGAATTTTTGGGCGAAATAGACCTGTATACCTCCCTGCGCTTTAAACGCTCTTGGCAGGGCGTCGGGGACTTTGAAATACACATTATACCCCAACAGTTTAACAAGGTGCTATTTGCACCCGATAATTTAATTATGCTGGGAGAAGATGTACATCGTGTAGGGATTATCCGCACCGTAACATCAAATCTAGGAAACACAGGCTTTGAGGTCGTAATTCAAGGGCAGCATCTTGACGGCTTGACGAGCCAAAGGCTTGTGGTTCCTTATGAGGGGGCTGCAAACGGCGGGTATTTTTGTGTGCCGAAAAAATCAACGGTTAACAGCACTGTAAATCCTGTCCCTGCAGAAACTATTTTGAAAACCTTTGTCAGCGGTCAAATCCCATATGGCATAGGTAATGGTGCAAGTAATCCAAGAAATATGATGTTAACGGTTGTCCCGGATGAGGAGCGTGGTATGAACACCGTCTGGATGAGCCGTTATGACCAGCTGGACGAGGCATTACAGAGCATATGCGAATATACGGATATGGGATATGAAATTTATCTCTTGCCCTCACAGGCGCGAACAGACGTTTATAGCTTTGATGTAATCCCAGGTGTTGACCGTTCAGAAAAACAGACAAGAAATTCACGTGTCATAATATCTTTGGAATTTGAAAGCGTCGAAAGCATAAGCTACTCCAATGATACAGCAGCGTATAAAAATGTTGCATATGCCGCCGGTGCAGGCGAGAATTATAATCGTTCGGTTCTCACGGTCACAAATGAAACAGAAACGCCCAAAGGATATAGACGGCGTGAAACCTTTGTGGATTGCGGGACTTTAGAAATCGCAGAAACAGAAACAACACTGTCTCTAGCAGAAGAAGGAAAACACAAATTACAGGATTATAAAAAAGTTGAGAGCTTGACAGCGGAGGTATCGCAGTCAAGCCCTTTTATTTATCGTGAGCATTACGACTTAGGCGATCTTGTGACAGTATATGTCCCAGAGCTTGGCCTTGCTCAGGATATGCGTGTCGCAGAAGCAGAGGAATCATATGACCAGGGCCGAATATCGCTCAACATCACATTTGGTACAGCCCCTTCACACATTGGGCGGACAATACGGGCAATACAGCCACAAACAAGATAGGAGGAATTTAATATGGCAGAAAAATCAAGATTTTTTGATAGCAAGCCAGAAGATAAAAGAAAATATAACGCAGATGAGTTTGCCGAGGTGCTGCGCAGTTTCTTTTCCACCGGCATTATTAAAACCGACATTTTAAACAGTACCATTGATGAAGAAGCCCTGAAAGTAAAAAAAGGTACATCCGGCACCTTGATAGTATCAAAGGGTTCGGCAATGATAAAAGGATATTGGTACAAAAACGACGCTGATTTAACATTGAATATTCCATCGGCAGGAGCAACTCCACGTAAAGATTTAGTAGTACTTAGGCTCGATATCGCACAAAGAAAAATCAGTATCGTTTATTCGCAGGGTTCAGCAAATGCAGAGCCTCCATTACAAATATCAGATCGGTATTACGATATCGCCCTAGCGTATGTATTCGTCGCGCCCGGCGGAAACCAGGTCATTGAACATTCAGATCGGCGGGTTGAATTTTGCCAGGCGCTTTATACGCTCAACCTAAAGGAATTCACAGGAGCATTTAACCTAGCCTTAGCAGAATTCACAACAGCTTCGCGTGAGGCTCTAAGTAATTTACATGAGGGCGCGGCGGAGGTCTTGACGGATTACCTCGAAGACGAGCCATCCGCAACGAGACTGTTCAATATTGTACTGGAAAAGGATGGCGCGGGCTCAAAGCTTGACTCGGACCTGCTCGACGGAAAACAGGGCTCGTATTATCTCGATTACAGCAACCTGACGAACAAGCCGTCCGTCCATCAGATACTCAGCGGTACGTCG